CTCTTATTATCACTATGCAATCTGCATGAACACAGAAACTGTTCTTTACTACAAAGAGATTTCTGGACTTGGAGCAAATCCATTTATCTGTTTCCGGTGGTCTAAGTGTGCTGGCGAGATCTATGGCCGTGGCCCACTAATTAACGCTCTGTCTGCTATCAAGACAACCAACTTAACTATTGAGCTTATCCTTGAGAACGCTCAAATGGCTATATCTGGTGTCTATCAAATCGACGACGATGGTGTCATTAACCCTGACACTATTCAACTTGTACCCGGATCTATAATTCCAAAAGCTATGGGTTCAGCTGGCTTACAGCCAATTCAAGCAGCAGGTAGCTTTGATGTAGCCCAGCTTGTTCTAAGCGACATGCGCCTTAACATTAAGCGCGCACTGTATAACGACATGCTTGGCAATCCAGATCGTACACCAGCTACAGCTACGGAAGTTGCGGAGCGTATGGCTGATCTGTCCCGCCGTATGGGTTCTGCCTTTGGCAGATTGCAAGCTGAGTTGGTGCAGCCCTTGTTGCAGCGCGTTATCTACATTTTAAAGAAACAAGGTCGCATTGAAATTCCTTCAATTAATGGCCGTGAGGTTAAGATCCGCTCTGTATCTCCGCTTGCTCAAGCTCAGGCCAATCAAGATATCTCAAGCATTGCTCGTTTCTTAGAGCTTGTTGGTGGTGTGTTTGGCCCAGAGATGTTGCAGCTTCTTATTGACGGGGAACAGACAGCAGCGCATCTTGCTAAGAAGTTTGGTGTTCCTGAGAGTTTGATTAGAGACGAGAATCAACGGAAGCAAATAGCTGCAATGGCACAGCAAATGGCAGAGCAACAACAGCAAATGGGAGCGCCTGTTGAGCAACAAGGTTAATATCGGAAGGGACGGGTTTCAAAGATCCGCCGAGAAAGACGTTGAAATCAGCAAAGACATTGCTGAGATATTCTCAACACCTACAGGGAAACAGGTGTTGAGTTACTTGCGGTCCGTAACCATTGAGATGGTTCACGGTCCTAACGTGACAACGGAGGAGTTGAGACACGTTGAAGGCCAGCGTTATATTGTTGGTCTTATTGAGCAGCGTATCTCACATGCACATAGGAGCAAAAACAAATGAGTGAAGAAGTAGAAGTGGCAGAAAGTGACGCAACGTCACGGGACTTTGTTGTAGAAAGTGACGTAACGTCACAAGAACGGCCAGAGTGGTTGCCCGAGAAGTACAACAGCGGTGAAGATCTAGCTAAAGCGTACTCAGAGTTATCATCTAAGCTAGGTGCTAAGGAAGATGACATCCGTAACAATCTCCTTGAAGAGTTGCAGACTGAAGCGTTTAGCAGCCGTCCAGAAACAGCAGGCGATTACGAGCTTCCAGATATTATTGATGCAGAAGCATCTGTAGATAATGAGCTTTTGAAGTGGTGGTCAGAGCATGCTTTTGAAAACGGCTTCTCTCAAGAGGAGTTTCAGCAAGGGATTGAGATGTATGCTCAGTCTATTGGGACTAATGATGGGCCTGACCTTGAAGCTGAAGCGGCAAAGCTAGGTGAGAACGCAGATACACGCATTGAAGCTGCGTCTATGTTCGCCAGCAAGTTCTTTCCAGAGGATGCAATGCCTGCGATTGAGCGCATGTGTGAAAGCCATGAAGGTATTCTAGCGCTAGAGGCTATACAAGAGGCCCTAAAAGGTGGATCATTTGCTGGGAATACTCAGCCTACAGCTGGACTGAGTGAAGCAAAACTCAGGGAGATGATGAGTGATCCAAGATATTACAGTCCAAAAGACCGAGACCCAAACTTTGTACGGGAAGTCGAAGCTGGTTTCAAACAGGTCTACAGAAGTTAAGATACTAAAGCGGGGTGATTACTATCTCACCCCGTTTACTCTCGGCCATGTTGACGAGGTGGCCGAGAACTTAAGCCCAGAAAATAAAAGAGAGATTCTTTTGCTGGGACACACGGACGTTAAGCAAGCTCTTCACGAGATGCACGAGACCGCAGACTCCTACCTTTGCAGACGTAACAATGATACCTTCCTCATGGTTGGGGGGCTTTGGTACAACGATGACCGCGAGTCCCCGCAAATGTTTTCAATGTTTTCAAATGGTTTGAAGCAAAACTTTCACGCTATGGCTCGTGGATCAAAGCTACTGGTCAACTTCTTTGACAAGAGCGAAACTTATATGAGCATGACAATCCTAGCAGATTATGAAGGAATGTTGAATTGGGCAGCGTGGTTGGGCTTTGAGGCAGTAGGGATACACCAAGTAGATGCAAACAAGTATGTCGATTTTGTGCGTTGCAATCCAGACGAAAAGATTGTTTACAATAAAGCACTACGGCCCGTAACGCACTGAAAGGCCCGAAAGGACACCCTTGCTGACGTGAAAGAGCGGACACCCGTTGAAACGTAACTTCATAAAGGACTGATAAAATGGCTAATACTATCGACCAAGCCTTCATCAAGCAGTTCGAAACAGAAGTACATTTGGCGTATCAGCGTATGGGCAGCAAGCTCCGCAACACTGTTCGCTCTTCAAATGTATCTGCTTCGGTTGCTCGTTTTCAAAAGATCGGCAAAGGCGCTGCCAATACCAAGGCTCGTAACGGTGACGTTACTGCAATGGAACTGGCACACACCAATGTTGAAGTAACTATGGCTGACTTCTACGCGCCTGAGTACATCGACAAGCTGGACGAATTGAAGATCAACATCAATGAGCGTCAAGCTGTAGCACAATCTGCTGCTGCTGCTCTGGGTCGCAAGACTGATGAGATCCTCATTACAGCTATGGACGCTGGTGCAAACTCAACTCAGATTGCTGACACTGCTGGTGCATTGGTCAAAGATGACTTGCTCACATTGTTCTCCACATTCGGCGCAGCCGACATTCCAGAAGATGGCCAACGCTATCTTGCTATGTCCCCGGCTGGTTTTGCTGACTTGTTCTCGATCAATGAGTTCGCATCTTCCGACTATGTTGGGCCACAGAACCTGCCATTTGCAGGCGGCATGACAATGAAAGAGTTCTTGGGCTTCAAGATCTTCTCAACGTCTGCTGTAGCTGGCGGTAAGAACTTTGCGTACCACACCTCTTCAATTGGACTCGGCATCAACGCCGATGTAACTACTGAGGTAAACTATGTACCGCAAAAAGTTTCGCATCTTGCAACTTCAATGATGTCCATGGGCGCTGTCGTAATCGACGACGATGGTATCTACGAAGTTCTCGATAATAACTAAGTAGGGAGGGGGGCTTAGGCCCCCCGACTTTATATGCCAGATGTAGCAAACACACCCATCAAGATCTGCTCTCGGGCATCGTTGCTTATTGGCGGCGATGTCATTCAGTCTTTTGATGATGGCACTGCGGAAGCAACAATTTGTGACGCAATGTACGAAGACATGGCTCGTTCAGCTTTGACTAACTCACGTTGGCGCTTTGCTACAGATCAAGCTGTGCTTAACAGATTAACTGATGCTCCTAGTGGGCGTTGGAGCGCAGCATACCAATTACCCTCTGAGTCAATCATGCTAATTGCGGTGACAGTCAATGACTTCCCAATCAAGTACGACACCTACGGCTCAAAGGTTTTCTGTGATTCTTCGGACACAGAGACACTTGTTGCTGACTATGTGTTTAGAGCCAATGAGTCTGACTGGCCTCCATATTTTACGACTGCCGTTGAGTACATGATGGCTGCTGTTCTAGCTGTATCCGCCGCCCGGGATTCCCAGCTTGCTTCTCTTATGGAGCAGAAAGCTAACTTCCAAATGACACAAGCTAGGCGTCTGCACTCTCAAACGCAGACAACGCGCAAGCTCAACACATCGAGGTTTATTGCTGAAAGGCGAAGTTAATGCAGAAAGTTAGAGTTCCAATAAGTAGCTTTCAGTTTGGCGAAGTCAGCGATTCACTTATTAGCCGCAACGACACACCAATTCTCAACTCCTCTGCACAGCGGGTTGAGAATTTTTTAGTATTACCAGAAGGCGGCTTGAGAAAGCGCCATGGGTTAAAGCACATACATGACTATGCTTTGACCTATGACGCTAATACTCCTTACAAATCTGTTCTAACTTCTTTTATTTTTGACGATAATGAAGAGTATATTATCTCAGTTGAGCATCAAAAGCTCCGTGCGTTTCGCTTGCTTGCAGATGGATCGGTTAGCCTAGTAGCTACAGTTACATCTGATGTGGACTCAGCAACTCTT